CTCGAAAAAGTCGTTCTTTTATTTCATGTTAAAAAGGAGAATCACACTCCTACTCAAACAAGTAAAACTATTGGTTTGTTTATCCTCAATTACCCCTTGCTCATCAATTAAGACAAGCACTAAGCTTGAGAGTTGATATTATATTTAATACCAGTTGTGTTACACATAGCAAACTTGGATGTATGGCTTTCGCCATTGTCCAAGGGCTAATTTTAACATTGTCAAAAGACCAAGCAGCATACACCGCTTATAGTCCCCTTAGGTTCGGCCACCCATCACCCCTTACTTCCAAGTATCTACTCCAGCGTTCCCGCTTTCGTCCATGGATTAGGTTTGAGTAATAGTTTTGCCTGAGTCAATCCCCGCGTTTCCGCGCTTCATGATTACCCTACACATGTGGCTGTGGGCACGTTCCTCTCATGGATACGTGTTCTCCCATCTCCCACTCGTGCGACATTGTTTGCTTCACGCCTGATACTGCTAGGACCGCGTACTCCAGATTCAAGAGAGATTCTAACCACCCTCAGGTGGTTTCTATCCCCTTGTCTGTATTATACGCGTACAAAGCACAAACTTATAATATCTATTGTTACCCATAGGTATGGGCAAACTACAACAACATGCTGACCAAACTTCCGACTGCTTTCGCGGCAGGAAGCATGTTACTTAGCATGGCTGCTCCGTCTGTTATCATCTTGTAGATACCGGAGGGTCCACTTTCTTGTAAAACAAGTTGGTTTTCCGTCCGCATAACATTGTTCACCATCTCGAATCCGCGCATGTCAGTCTCAGAATAAACTTGGTTCCTAATCGTAGGACCGTTAATCTCAAACATGGCTACTGCCTCGAACTCAAAAAGTGATTGGACACCGGGAGGTGCATTTATGAACATCCCGATAGAGTGTTTGTCATTTGTTATAGACACCGCCTCAGATTGCATTTCTAATTCAATGGGCTGGACAGGGGTATAGACTAAAGAAGTCCAATCCCGAGTCACAGGCTCACGAAAATATCCATCATACTGAGACATTGAGGCAGGGCTCATGGCGGCTAACGAAAAATGATTTGGCTCTTCCAAACAATGTATTATACCTCCTCGATTCAGCTCCGTGCCCGCAAAGCGGACACGTAGCCCAGATCCCACGACTCTGTACTTGGTATCAACCGCGATACTAGTGGATGTAAATTCAGAATTGAAAGTATATCCAACAGCACCAGCGGTAGGAGTCCCAGTGTCCAGATTAGCAGGAAACGTGGTAAACACGGTTGTTCCATCATTAGTGAAAAGGGGGCAATCAATTGTGTCGTCCACACCTGAATAGTCATTGGCTATTCGTCTAGGTGTAAACGCAAGCCATGCATTGCCATCCCCAATCTCAGACAAAAGAGTTCCTCGAATGAACACCGCAATTCTCTCAGCTTTTAAGCTCGGAAAATTGGGCACACAAGGGAGTTTATCTTGAGTAGCATTTATGCCGATCGTTTTGTTTTGACCAGCGAGAGAAGCGTCGAAGAAAGAAAATGGGTTCACAACGGCTACGGCATAAAGCCGAGCACACTGCGACATCCCACTATGATATCTAGGAACGTTCACCCGCGGAGTCCGAAGACGAGGGGCAATCTGCTTTGATTGTAACGACCGTGAAGGCCCGAGCGAAGCTTCCCGTTGTTCACGAGGGGCTTGTTGTTGTTTTTTCTGCTTCTTTTTAGCAGTTCCAGACCGGCTGTAATCCATCCACCGTGCAGTTCGTTGCACAGCTGTCAGACCCAACTGATCATACTTGACCTTATGAGAGGCCAGGAACTGTTTCTTTGAAACAGATGTTTGACCATTTCCATAGGGGTTAAAACCGCCTTCCTTAAAATCCGACGCAAGTCGGGCACCAGATTGCGCGTCGTCTATAAAGACATACCGCACTAAACCAGGATACCTTTCGAGCATCGGAAAATCCCCTTCCACCATTTCCCGTAGAAACTTTGCAAGGTGTATCCAAGATTGATTATCCTCATCTTCCATGTCGGGTCGAATGACCTCCCACAGTTGACGGTAACTGTCAGCCTCGGCTACACTTTTCGATGGGCCAAACCCTATAAACTCCTTGGGGGGTTTCATCGGACTCGTTTGAAACGAGACGACGAAAGACCACATGGGGCAATGAGCATGGCCTGTCGAAATTGCCTTAGTGCCTATCAGCTTCGCAGTCCATCGGTGGGCTGCCAAAAACTCATAGACGGCACCTTTAAAGTTCCCTGATCTAGCGTTTCCACTACCTGCCTTAACTGAATAGTCTGGGACAGAGTAAGTGATTCCACCAGCGGGAATGAGGTTGGGGTTAAAGTCGAGCGATTTTTCGCGTTCATAACATTGTTGCTGTTGTCTCTGCATGCTTGCAAAATCTTTTTTGGTCCTTCCACCTCCACACAAGAAAAAAGAGCATCAAGCTCAAACTTGTGACCAGAAGATTCAAGTCCAGTGTAAAAAGAAATCATTTGATCAAAAGTGGGGGCTCCCCTTTGCAGGAAAGCCTGAATTGCCGGATCTCTCCGGGCCACTTGAACATATAATTCCTGAGAACACAGGATTTCTTTAAGCAAGTCTACATAAAACACACGAAGAACGGGCCAAATGGGATGATAAAAAGACAATAACATTATTGAATAAAACCGAGACACATACCTCTGAAGAGGCGTGCGATCTATGTCATATGTCAATGTTGTCATCAAATTATTATGCTTCCAAAGTGGACCCCAAACTCCCTCCCCTAAATCCGTGAATTGAAATCCAAGAAATGACATGTCAGAGACTAAATAGTCCTTGCCACCGCCAAATTCTTTGAGTTCCAAACCAAAGTGGCCAAAATACTCGCTCAAATGAGCGCGATCAACAACCAACTCAAATTCATCATCAACAGCACCGGCATGGTCGTCTCCATAGAGAGCCAAAACCTGTTCTTTAACGATGTCTTTGGTCGGTAAGATCTGATATTTGTCCACAAAAGCACAGATAAGGGAGTAAGAATGCATCTCCATACCAACTTCAATGTTATTCGCTGTCGTCATACCACTACCTGAATTATTTCCAGCTTCTTTGAACACGATATCCCTGTTAGATAAGATAATCTTGGACGACACAGTATTACTGTGGATCCATTCTTTTCTTTTCTCACAAGCGTTCTTAAGACACCTCTCCCGCCTTTTCATAACATTTTCCAGCCACACCTTTCGGTCGTAGCCTTTTATGTCAATCCAATAGCGATTGGGTTTACTCAATAACTCATGTGCCAGTTCATTCGTGCCACCACAAAAAGGGTTAAATCCATATTTGCTCCACCAAGAATTCTTAAGGTTTTCATTGCCTGTATGGTAGTATCTCAACTGCCAATACAGGAGCTGAAGAGGGGGAATAATAAAAGTCCGTATCTTCTGCTCACCAACAATCACCTCAAGGGTCTCTCGCTCCCGTTTGGGAGTGACAGTCCAAAAACACTCGGGGAAGCCATTCAAGACTTCTAGAAATTGGGGGTCATTCAGTAACTCTTTACGCGTTTTATATCCAAAATACCTCCACGGATAGCCAGGGCCTTTCATCTGTAAGATGAGGGCTACAGTTTCTTCGTGGGTCAAAGGTTCAGACGTTAACAGGGGTTCTAAAACCTCGTCAACTATCTCAAGGGCTAATCTATATTCAGCTTTCCTGACTTTATGAACAAGGGGGACATCGAGACGCATCTCCGACATCTCCACTCGTTTTTGATCGGGATTGTTTGCATAGATCGGTCCTGAAATTTCCTGAATTTGTGACCATATTTCGGGTTTAATTCGTTTCAAGATCGTGGGATGGCGTGTGGGACTGCTCACTTTCGGTACTGTGACAATCCCTTTGGCCCTTCCGCAAAATTTTAGGTGTTTGTAGACTCGTTGCGGGGTAGCTTGTAGGTCTACAACGCCCTCCAGCGACGCGAGGCAAGCGGGCTTCATTGCTTCGCGCTGGCGTTTAAATCAAAGACATCACCAAAGTTGCATGTTTTTCCTTTTGCACCAGAGTGCAAGGCTATCACATGATTATCTTTAGTCAAATAAGGACTTCCACATTGAAAATTGTACGTGGTGCATAAATGCTCCACCACAGCTTTATTCTTATGAGCCTGACCTGAAACCATCACTGGTTCCAAAGTACTCGGTTCATATGAAAACATAGAAAATCCAAATTCTTGGTCAGTTTCGACTTCCTTCATAGTTCCCAAACAGGGAACCTGAAGATCAATCTCCGTGGCCTTTATATAAAGAGTATCAACTCCGATTTTAGTCCATTCATCAAGTTTAGGTAAAGCGAAATCTTTATCTTTAATCTTTATATAAGCATCACCCACTGTGAGCGAATGCTTTTTAAGAATAAAAACTTTGACTTTCTTACCATCTATCGG